GCGGTAAAAACGTGAGCAAAGAACCAACTGAATGAGGTGATATTATGGCTGGTTGTAATACTAAGAGAATGGCGAAGGGCGGTATGGCTATGAGTGCTGGTAAAGGATACAAAGCTGGCGGCTCACTGGAGATGGTAGAGAAGGGCGGCAAGAAAGTCCCATTCTACGCGGCTGACGGTAAAGGTAAGATGGCCATGGGCGGTAAGGTCAAAGGCTACAAAGCTGGCGGCGTAACACGCGGTGATGGTGCTTGCATGAAGGGCCACACTAAAGGTCGCATGGTATGATGAAGTGCCGAGGCATGGGCAAAATGAAGCCCATTACGTTCAAGAAGGGCGGTACGGTCAAAGATGATTGTTACCGCAAGGTGAAGGCGTCGTATAAAGTCTTCCCATCTGCGTACGCCTCGGGTGCTATAGCCAAATGCCGGAAGAAGAAAGCCAGTGGCCGTTCGTAAGACGGAAAAGGGCAAAGCCCTTAAGCGCTGGTTTAAAGAGGACTGGAAAGATGTCCGTACCGGCAAAGCCTGTGGTCGTAAGGAAGGCGAGAAGCGGGGAACCCCGTACTGTAGGCCCACAAAGCGCGTCTCCAGTAAAACGCCTAAGACCTCTGGTGAAATGACAGCGGCAGAGAAGAAGTCCCGAGTAGCGCAGAAGAAGCGCCTAGGGCAACCGGCGGGAAAACCCAAGCGTGTAACACCGCTTAAAAGGAAGAAGAAATAATGGCGACTTCTGGTACTACAGCGTTCAACATGGACTTCACCGAGATTGCGGAAGAAGCGTGGGAACGTGCCGGTAGAGAAATGCGTTCTGGTTATGACCTGCGTACTGCTCGTCGTTCCATGAACCTGTTGACTATCGAGTGGCAGAACCGTGGCATTAACATGTGGACTATTGAAGAGGGCACGTTAAACCTCGCTCAAGGCACAGCCACTTACGACCTGCCAGCAGATACTATAGATTTATTAGAGCACGTAGTGCGTACGGGTAGTGGCAACATCAGCACTCAGTCTGATCTAAACATTACTCGAATCAGCGTCTCTACGTACTCCAGCATCCCTAACAAGCTAAGCCAAGGCCGCCCCATCCAGATGTACATAGACCGTGGGCAGGCTAACCCAACAGCAACAGTATGGCCGGTGCCAGATCAAGGCACGCTTGTAGCGCCTTACTACATCCTTAAGTATTGGCGTATGCGTCGTATTGAAGATGCCGGTACAGGGGTAAACACAGCAGACGTTAACTTCCGTTTCTTGCCCTGCCTTGTTGCAGGGCTTGCGTATTATATAGCGCAAAAAGACCCTGAGTTAATGCCACGTATTCCTATGCTACAGGCCGAGTACGAGCGTCAGTTTGAGTTAGCTGCGGGTGAAGATAGAGAGAAAGCCACACTTAGCTTGGTGCCGCGTATCTATGGCGTGAGGTAGACATGAGCTACAAGTATGCGTCTGGGCAAAAAGCAATCGCGATATGCGACGTATGTGGGTTTCAGTACAAGCTACGTGAACTTAAAGAGCTGATTGTTAAGGGAAATAAGACTAACATTAAGGCATGCCCTGAGTGTTGGAACCCAGATCAGCCACAGAACAAACTAGGTGAGTTTCCAGTTGAAGACCCACAAGCACTGCGAAACCCACGTCCAGACTCTGCGGAGTTAGTATCAAGTAGGGATATTCAATGGGGATGGGACCCAGTAGGACTAAACGATCCTTTTGGACTTACCCCAGACAATTTGGAAGGAAGAGGAGCCGTAGGGTCCGTAACAGTAACTACGAGCTAGGAGATCAAAATGAAAATGAAGTCAAGATCAAACGTGAAGGCCCCGAAGGTAATAGAGTTCCCTAACGAGCCTGTTATGTACAAAGTAGCTGACTGCTGCAACCAACCGCCTAAAGACATGAAGACTAGCGGTGTTAAGGTTCGTGGTGTAGGTGCAGCGACTAAAGGTACTATGGCCCGAGGCCCAATGGGTTAAGGAGTAGCAGGTGAATTACACCGAGCTGAAGACAAATATTGAGGACATCTGCGAGCAGTCGTTTACCGATGAGCAGCTTGCTATGTTTACCGATCAGGCTGAGCAGAAGATTTATAACACTGTTCAGATACCGGCTTTGCGTCGTAACCAGACTGGTAACCTGACTTCTGGAAATAAGTACTTGGTGTTCCCGACAGACTTCTTGTATTCGTTTTCTTTGGCGGTTATCGACGCTCAGGGCAACTACGAGTACCTGCTGAATAAGGATGTTAACTTCATCCGCGAGGCATATCCCGGACCTACTAGCACTGGGACGCCCAAGCATTACGGCCTTTTTGACGATACAGCGTTTATCATAGGCCCAACACCAGACGCATCATACGAGGTGGAGCTTCATTACGGCTACTACCCAGAGTCTATTGTTACTGCGGGCACTACGTGGCTTGGCGATGAGTTTGATTCTGCGCTGTTAAATGGTGCTCTGGTTGAGGCAATACGCTTCATTAAAGGTGAGCCAGATATGGTAGCTTTGTATCAAAGCATGTACGTAGACGCTATGGCGCTACTCAAAAACTTAGGGGACGGCAAGATGCGGGAAGATATGTACCGCTCTGGTCAACTCCGTATAACCCCGCGTTAATTTAAGAGGAAACACAAATGGCTATTTCACAGGCTATGGTTACATCGTTCAAAGTTGGCATCCTTGATGGGACGTTCGACTTCAGCAGCGGCACAGCACAGACATTTAAAATTGCTCTGTTTACTTCATCAGCTACGCTAGATGCGACTACTACTGCATACAGCGCGACTAATGAGGTTGCGGGCACGGGCTACGTAGCAGGCGGTAACACCCTGACTATCTCTGCAAACCCAGCTTCTAGCGGCACTACAGCGTTCCTAGACTTTGCAGATACTACATGGTCTACAGCGACTATTACTGCTCGTGGCGCTTTGATCTACTTAGCAGACGGCGGCACTAACCCTGCTGTTGCAGTTCTGGACTTCGGTGCGGACAAGACCTCTACTGCGGGCGACTTTACTATTGTCTTCCCAGCGGCTGACGCGAGCAACGCTATTATCCGTATCGCTTAGGTCCTGATATGACTGACGTTACGGTCCCACTCTCCGGTTGGGGATTCAGCACTTGGGGTACGGATTCGTGGGGCGAAGGTAATGCTCTGCCTATCGGTACAGGTGCTGTAGGGACTGTAGGTGTTACGGGTGATGCAGTTGTAAGTGTTACCGGCGTAGCGGGTACAGCGGCTCTAGGTACAGCCATAGCGCAAGCAAATGCAAGCGTTTCGGTTACTGGAGTCAGCGCCACAGGCGAGACAGGTGTTGCAGTATTTAACGCTACTGTTTACCTAGGCGGTTGGGGTCGAGGAGTCTGGGGTCAAGGTTCGTGGGGGCAATCACTAGGTCTCCAAGCTACCGGCGAGATAGGCTCAGTAAACGTCAAAGAAGGCGTTGGGGTATACGTCACTGGCGTACAAGCTACGGCTACCCTTGGCAATATTGCAGTTAACGCCGATGGAGCGATAGAAGCTCTCGGCAATGCAGCTACCGGTCAGATCGGTACGGTAATAGTTAACGCGGATGCCAACTTCTCTGTTACAGGCGTTGAAGGTACTGGAGCACTAGGTACAGCCGGTCCGATAACAACCGTAGCCATAAACGTCACAGGCGTAGCCGCAACCGCTACAGCGGGCAACGTAGAAATAATCGGGGATTCGTCTCTTGATGCTACAGGTCTGCAAGCCACAGCTACACTGGGCAATATTACGGTACTGCTCCAACAGAACGTCAACGTCACAGGCGTACAGGGTACTACAGCACTAGGCGAAACAACCGAGACAGCAGGAGCCAAGGTATACGCCATTGGCGTACAAGCCACAGGCCAAGTCGGAACAGTTCTAGTTTGGGGTGAAATCGTACCGAATCAGAATGCAGGATGGGTAGACGTAGACGACAGTCAAACACCTAATTGGACGGAAATAGCAGCATGAAGACAGTAAACGAAGCAAAGAACTTGGGTAGCGCAATAGACCCGAAGCATGAAATTGAAGTGGTATGCAGCAACTGCGGGTACGATGTGAACGAGGCTGAATTGAGTGCCGATACTTGCTCAGATTGCGGCGAAGCACTAAACTTACGACAGAATACAAAGATTTACGCGACAAGCATCCCCGCCGCTGGCGGCAGCACGTTAGTGTAGATACTGGAGAAACTAGATGGCTACTTATGTAAATAATTTACGGCTCAAAGAGATCACCACAGGTGATGAAGACGGCACTTGGGGCACCAGTACTAACGTTAACCTTGAGCTGATTACCGACGGTTTTAGCTACGGCACGAAGCAGATGGCGGCTGACGCTAACGAAACCTTCACTATGCCTGACGCGACAGCAGATGCCACGCGCTCACTGTATTTAAAATTTACTTCGGCAGTATCGCTAACAGCGACTCGTGAGATTACGCTTGGACCAAACACGGTATCCAAGACGTGGATTATTGAGAACGCCACTACTGGCGGCCAGATCATTACGATCAAGCAAGGCTCAGGTGCTACGGTAGACATCCCTAACGGCGACAAAACAATGGTCGTTACTGATGGTGCGGGTGCAGGCGCTGCGGTTCTTAATGCTAACCCAACAGAAGCCGGTGCAGGTACGGTAACAAGTGTCGGTGGTACGGGCACAGTTAACGGCATTACCCTTACAGGTACGGTTACAAGCTCTGGCGATCTTACTCTTGGCGGTACACTGGCTAACGTCGATCTTACTACTCAAGTTACTGGAACCCTTCCCGTTGCCAACGGCGGTACTAATGCAACTACGGCAGCGGGTGCGCGGGCAAGTCTTTCGGCTAACGCCCTACCAATCCTCAAAGGCACAAGCTACACAGCAGTAGTAGGCGAGTTCATCGTAGCCAGTGCAGGCGGTATTACAATCACTCTACCTGCCACACCAAGCGCAGGAGACACGGTAACGGTTAAAGACGGCACAGGTGACGCAGCGACTACTACATTCACGGTGGCTAGGAACGGTTCAAACATCGCAGCCTCTGCAACTGATCTGGTCTTTGATAAGAACTACGCAGAAATCACCATGACCTACATTGATGGCACTATTGGTTGGAGCGTATAAATGAGTAACTTGTCGGAACTGCTGCCGACAGGCGGCGGACAAAACGCTGTAGACTTTGTTGCGTCTGGGACTTTAGGGTCTGGGGTTACTGTTGTATTGAAGGCTGATGGGACGGTAGAGGCTGTTACGGGGGAAAGTTATTCTGATGGCACTGGTGCAACTGCTACTTTTAACGCAGGCACTCCTTCATATAACTCAGCGGTGTATGACCCAGTAAACAACAAAGTAATTATTGCCTATGAGGATGGTGGAGACTCAAGTAAAGGTAAGGCCATCGTAGGTACAGTGTCTGGAACTAGTATTTCTTTTGGCACAGAGGTCGAATTTGCATCCTTCGTTAGATATGTGTCGGCTAGTTTTAGTGTTAACTCTGGAAAAGTCATCATAGGCTATCAAGACCGCGCAAACAGCGAAAAAGGCACAGCTATAGCAGGCACAGTATCTGGAACGTCAATATCTTTTGGCACTCCTATATTATTTAACAACGGAGTAACATCGTGGATAAATGTCAGTTACGATGCAACAGGCGTTAAAACTGTTTTTCATTTTATGGCGGAAAACGTCTCAGCTTACGGCATGGGGAGAGTGGCCAATATTTCAGGGGCTTCTATATCTTTTGGCTCAGCTACCATCTTTAATTCTGCAACTACTTCTGAAATATTTGCGACCTTTTCTGAAACAGAAGAAACTTGTTTAGTGGCGTACAAAGATGCCACAGGCGGTGGCGTAGGAGAAGTAATAGCAGGGACGGTAAGCGGTACTTCTATCTCTTATGGCTCATCTCTTGAGTTCAAAGCAAGTCCTGTAGATGGTATTTGTAGCTCATACGACACAACCGAGGAAAAATGGGTTGTACTTTTTTCAGACAACAATACTTCAAATTACGGAACTTCATTTGTCGCTTCTATTTCTGGAACTACCGTATCTATAGGCACTCTCGTAGTTTTTGAAAGCTCAAATGTTGCCAGCTCAAACACTGTTACCTACAACCCAAGCGTCAGCAAAGTAAATGCTTTTTTCAGAAAGGTAAGTGATTCTGGTTATTTACATTTCATCGTTGGAGCAGTATCTGGGAACTCTATTACTTGGGGAAGTTCTACTAGAGTTGAGTCGCGTGGTGCAACTTCTACTTCTTCAGCCTATGATTCCACAAGTAAGCAGACAGTCATAGCGCGGAGAGATTCAACTTTTTCAACTGGTCGAGTAAATATGTTTCGGAACGCGGCTACAGTGACAAACTCCGCCGACTTCATAGGCATAACAGCCGAAGCAATCTCTGACACAGCAACAGGCGCTGTAAACGTCTACGGTGGGATTAACGAAGCGCAGACAGGTTTAACCATAGGCTCTGATTACTACGTCCAAGCAGACGGCTCGTTATCTACTACAGCCTCAAGCGTCAAAGTAGGCCAAGCAATCTCCGCAACCACAATTAACATGATGGATTTGACATGAGTAA